CGGCTTTTTTAGGAGCGATCCAATAATGTTTTTGTGTGCCCATGCCAGGACTAACTGTGGTACACAATAACCATTGTAATTCTTTGTGCTTGGTAGTAGATACTTCAAAAAAGTTTACGTTTACACGTTCATTAGTTGAGCGTAAATACCACTCCTGTAAATCTGCGGATCCTTCTACGCTGGCAGCATAACGCATGATAATATAAGGACTAAACTTTTTACGTTCTTCTTCAGTCAGCTCGTTGTAGAACGGTCTGTGCTTACTATCAAGCACACGCATTTCATTGTTAATTGTAAGTTTATCGCTCATACCGGATGATGTAAAATTGATTGATCTTGTTTTTGTAATTCGTATAAAACTATAACACGTTCAAGTGCGTCTTGTAAAGCAGGATTGGTTTCAGCTGCTCTATGTATTTCTCCCCATAATCTAGCATGGTGTAGATCTTTAAGTAGCTTATCCGTATCATAGTCCCTGCCTATTTCAAATCTTTTATTAGGCGGGTCACCAATCTTACGAGCGTAGGTAATGCCATCGGCTTTTTCATAAATGTAAGAAGTGTTTGGTTCTAGTTGACTCATCTAAAGAAAAATTGAATACTATATCTTAAATTCATAAAATCTATGAATTGTCCTTGCACTTGACCAACAGCATGTTGGTATTTGGCCGGAAAAATTACTAAACGATTATTTACACATTCAATAGTTGTATAAGAACCTGGAGTATTTTGATCCAAGGTACTATCAGAAAGTAAAAAGTCTCCGCCGGTAAACCCCTTGGGTTCCTTGTAGGCAAAATAATTCCATGTGCAATGTCCACCTAAGTCAGTATGCCAGTTGTAATAATCTCCTGTCACGTACTGACTGAGTAATATTTCGTGTTGCTTGTTTGTATGATCTAGTTCTTCGATATCTGTTTGTATATCATACATATGATTTCTAAAAAGATTTACTATATCACATTCAAACGGATCAAGCCATATGTTACCATTACGTTTGTAGTCTAAATTAAACTCTTGTTCACCTGCAGGGTTGGTTACTGTACCATAGGAAAAAGCAGACAATTGCTGTTCTATATATTCAAGCACCTGTAGATTTTCTTTAGTGCTTAAAAAATTGTCCACAATAATGTGCGGAACAGGATCATATAGTTCTCTAATTACCATGCTTTATTATAATTAACCACTTCGCTTTGTCTACTAATCTCTTTAACAAAATATGCACACTGAGGATGGTCACTGTTATCCAACGGCACCGCTAGCATTTGTCCTGGTTTAAGTTTAGGAAAGTACCATTTAACATCTTGATAGATATCTACTATTTCAACTGGCATGAACTCGGGCCTAAAGCTGCTTAACGGATTAAATGTAAACACACTAAATCCACGATCATTAATACTGGTCAATGGAACAACTTCAAGGTCGCCTAGATCCGGTTCCCCAATTAGTAGTTGCCAATCAACTGGCATCTTGATTGTATTCTCGCCTATTTTTAATACCAGTGCAGGGCTATTAAAACTTTCTAAAAAGATTAATGGTATGTAATAATAGTCTGGCTCCTTGGGATCAGAGTTATCAAAAACACAAAATCTCAAGTCTCCAATTTCGTCTGGAATCTCGTCCATTTCAAATGCTGTATTGTCTAGTGTAAGTATTCTCATTGTTGTAATAGTAAAATTGCTGCTTTTTCTTGTGTGACCAAATCAGTGTGAAACGTATATGGCTCGTTGGGATGTTCTCGTGCATGTTGATAAACAACAAAATCTTTGTCTAATACTGTATACTGTATATAATTCTTTTGTAATTGTACTAAAAAATATTCTAAATTCCAACGATCTGTTGTGCTTTTTAGCACAGGATCGAACATTTCAGTGTAGTATTGTTTTACTGCTAATCTTTGTGCCGATGAGAGTGGATACTTGTCTTTGATGTCTGCTTCTTCGCCAACAAATGTTGGTATGGTATCGCTCACATATTGTCCATTTCTAAAGTGAACTAAACTGATTGTGTCTAGATGTTCACTTGTGAGTTTTAATTCTGTTCTTGCAGAGTCAGTGGTGCCAATGATAACTCTGTCTGCTTTTACTCGTATTGCGTGTTCAATTTGAAAACATATATCTGTATTACTGCACCCCGGGCGAGCCAAACTTATAGCCCCCATTATTTCACTGAAATGTCGACCGGGTGCCCGAGGATCTGGAGCCATGAAGCTGTCACCACAGACCGCAATCATTGCCACTCGGCCTTTTCTACAGTGAAGGGATAGTTGGCTTCTTTATAGAAAGCTTTTCGTTTGGTTAGATGTCGTTTTGCGAACTTGCAGGAACTTGTTATGTCCCAGATTTGCACAAAGTCTTTATCCTCTGCACGGCGTATTCCCCGCCCAATGCTTTGTATAACTCGTACAAAAGATTTGCCAGGCTCAAGTAAAACAAGATTAAAAATGCGGGGAATATTGATACCAACAGCAGCAACGCCGTAAGTGGCGATGATGATTTTGTTTGATGCTTCCGCCACTTCGTCATAGTGTTCTTTGCGCTCCCCGGCTTTGGTTGCTCCAGAAACAAATACACTACCAGGGAGTCGTTCAGCCAGTGCCCGACCTGCGCTAATTCTATCTACTAGAATAAGTGTATTGCCCGAATCAACAATTGTACTTATCAACTGTGCAATATAGTCCAGTCTTTCTGCTGTCTCTATTAGATATTTTAATTCGCTTTGATAGTTAGTGTACTCTTTGTGATCCGCTAACTGCACTACATTCACATGACATTGTGCTAGATGCCCGGCTTCTTGCAGTTCGCTAGCACTCAATTGCCCCACAACTGGCCCAAGCATACAGTTAATACTTTGTCTCGCGTAATCTTCTTTGGGGATTGTTCCAGTTAGTCCCCAGCGGATGGGCACTTGTGCAAATGGTCCACTGAGTAATGTTTTTAGTGCATCGGCTTTTGCTTGATGGGTTTCGTCTACAATAACTGCAACAACACCTTCCAAGAATTCACCTATGGTAATATCAGCTTCGGCGTTCTTGGTGTTCTTTAACAAGTTATTTAGGCTCTGCCAGGTGCATATAGTATGGGTTCTATTGTATTCCTTACGATCGCCAAAATACACACCCGCATCCAATTGCATGTTAACAAAGTCTTCTTCGGTCTGTGTAACTAGACTTTTGTTAGGCACAATAACAATGCTGCGACCATATGGGCTAACTGCATCAGCCAATGCAGCAGTAATAACAGTCTTGCCTGCACCTGTTGCCACTTCCTGTACACACTGTGGGTTGGCAAAGAACCTATTGATGATCTCGGGCTGATAGTCTCTAAGTTCCATGGGTTCGCCGGCCTTGGGGTGACCCTTGGGCCATGCAATATGACTGTAACTATGCTCCGTGACTTCTTTGAATTCAAATGTGGTACGATACTCTCTGGCATCTTCTACTTCAATGTCGTATCCTTGCTGATCAAGGTACGGCAGTATTTCGGGAAGTAAATTGATATACGTGGTGCCACCTAGATTGAAGAATGGTACCTTGCCATCCCAGCGACCAAGACGAACGCTAGGTTGGTACCTGGCACCAGGAATCTCGTATTTGTATCGTTTAACTAGGGCGGTTCGAGTGTTTAACTCTAAGCCTTCAATCTTTACGTTAACTTCGTCTCGAATTATTAGTTTAGCTTGCATTAATGTCTATTAATAGTTTTAACATTATACACTTCGGCAGCAAAGTATACAACTTTTTTGGCTCTTTGTAATAGCATGGTTTTTTCTCCACCATGCATCATTCCTACGCTGCTAATCAAAAGCGGAATATCATTATTCCAATGTGCGTTATACTTATTAAAAAATACAACCTTGGTAGTATCGGTAATGTCAAGATTTTTTGTATTAGTTAATTTAACGACTTCTTTATCGGAAAAATATTTTTGTACAAAGTTATTATATAACTTGTCACTCATATCAGGTTCGTACACATAGATAGGATATCTATTGGTAATGTCACAGTACTTAACTATGTCATCAAACAACTGTGTATCAAGACTAGTTGGGGCGAATTTTATTTCCGATGTACTTAATAGATTAAAGATTCTTCCGGAGTATTGCGTGGTTACATATTTTTCGATTGTAGAATCTACACCGTAATATAGTATAGGAGCATAATCAACTAGTTCAATAATATTGTTTAAGTCAACATTGTTATTTAGGTACTGCAATAGACTAGGCGGTGCGTTTTTAATTTCATACGATCCGTTACAGTCAGTAAGTTGTATTTTATAATCAATTTGTTCTGCTTCGACGATTTTTTTTACTAAATCATTTACACTTGTACCAATAACAAATTGATTGATAGTGGCGAATCCATGAGCAGCTATCACGTTAGGTTCGGTTAAACCTATGCGCCAAACTTTTCTATCCCTGTCAAAACTCCAACGTCCATTACTCATTTTAGACAGTTCACGCATTGATTCTATAAGTTTTACATCGTACGGAAACTTCAATATTAAATTGTCGTCTTCCAAGTTCAAACTGCAAGTACGATCTATTTCACGTAATGGCATTCTGAATTTTGGATGTTCAATTGGACTAACATCAATCAATTTAGATGCTAACTGTTTGCGGTATTTGAGAATTATCTTACAGGCCAGTTCGGCCTGTCTATCAGTTAACGCATTGTGGCATTGAGTGCTTTGACTCATAGAGTCTAACACTTTAACATCGTACCTGGCCAGCGCCACAATAGGCGGCGTGCTATTAAACAGTCCGAATAGCTTGCCAGTAACTGGATCTCTATCGCCGTTTAAAACTTCTAAATAGTCTTCGACGTATGGAAAAGTTTTCATACAGTAATTATAACACAATATAAAATAAAGTCAAAAAAAAGCCCCACCTAAGCGGGGCAAAATCCGGAAGTAAAAGGAGCTAACAAAAACCCCCGGCAATACCTGCTTACGCAGATTTCATACAAGTCGTTTGTGCAAGGGCGGCCCATTTGGTAGGGAAACTCTTGTACAGCTGACCAATCTTGATTGCCATACGCAAACTCATTTCGCGAAGCCTGTTCTTATTGGCGTTCATAAACTCAATGATCTCGTCTTGTGCAATATCGCTGAGTTCAAGGTCCGCAAACAATTCGCCACTACGTGCAATCTGTCGGATACGCAGAACTTTGTCACGCATGGTGTCCAGGGTAAGGTCCAGATAGTGACAACGTGACTGCAATGCATCCAAGTGATCACGCAACTTCTGACTCTTCATTTTGTCAAACTTCAAGTTGGTAATAAAGATCACACTACCCTTGAACTCGAAGCTGTCTGGAATACCTTCGCTACGCAGGATACGACTATCAGCCAACCACGAAATCTTGCGCTTCTTGCCTGAGTCTAATGCACCTTTCAGCAAGTTCAAGCTCACATCGTCAAGCAAGATACTATCGCAGTCGTCAAACACAATCACACAGTTAGGATCCGAATACTTGTACAAGGTTTGGTACAAGCCAATTGGTGTTGCAGAGCCTTTGACAACTTCGGCACGCAGTCTACGACCAGCAATCTGGTCCAGCAGGGTAGCTTTTTCAATCTCAAGTTCTACACCGTAGCTCTTGCCCACACCCGGAGGACCTGACACAATCATGGCACGGATGTCGCCGCT